CGCGTCGCAGACAAGCGGATCGACTTTGTCGTGGAGCGGCTCACCCTCGAAGCACTCGGACGCGGTGAAGACTCGAACCCAGCAAGTCGGGTCCGCGCTCTCGAACTTATCGCCAAGCTGTCACTTGAGGGCGGTTCACTATTTCAGGAACGTATCGCTATCGACGACCAGCGCGACGCCGACTCCATCCGGCAGGAACTCGAAGCCAAGCTTGCCACCCTACTGGCAGGGAATGATCCAGAATAAACCCCACCCCCCTCCTGATTGCTCTGGCGCTTTCCTGATCAGGTGCACCCGTGCTGGCAGTTGTCCCGATTGATGCGGCGCTGTCCTGCTCAGTTGGGCCAGCGACTCGAGTGATCGACTCGCCTGATCTGATCGACGAAACAACCGCCCCCAATCTGCCACGGCCACCCCCCGCACCCCCACCGGGGGGGACCCCCCCTGAGCCTGAGCGGGTCCTCGCCTAGCCACTACAGGCAGTTTCGCTCACTAGATGTACTAAATTTCATCACTTGACACCCCCTACCCCTTTTGATATTCTCTAAGAGGAAGAGGGAAGTACACGGTACCCCCTTAAAATTAATGCTTGACAGAGGAGGCTCCATGCGCCACTTATTTATAATCCTGTTTGCCTGTACCTATTTGGTAGCTAGTACCTTATTATCTAAAGATGCTAGTTTAAGACTAGTACCAGAAGAACCTAAGGTACCTAAGGTACATAGGAACTCTAACCCCCCTACTAAAAATTCAAAAGATCTTGGACCCGGTATTGAATATATCAGTATTGATTGTAATGTTAGTCCAAGCATGCTTTCCAACCTGAAGCGTTTTAAGCCCCTCTGGTGGGGTGTGAACGAAACACAGGGCCTTCTTACTCTCCATTTGAATAAAGGTTCTGGTAACTGGGTTATGATGGCTACGTTCCCTAATAATAAAAATTGTATCGTAAGTACCGGGATGCAACAGGAGATAATATCAGAGAAGGCAGGGAAGCCGGGGATCGTTCATTGAGTAAGTCTGTTGATGATCTGATTGAGGAACGTCACAACACCCACGGTAATTTTGAGGATACTTTCAGATTGTCCTGTGATATGTTCGAAGCATTAACGGGACACTCCCTCCAGCCGCATGAGTTCGCGCTGTTAAATATTATCCACAAGATCGCACGGATTAAGTGCGGCTCGTACCATGAAGATCACTGGAATGATATTGAGGGATATGCCAGACTGGGAAAACTCCTGCATCAGAAGACGCCTGTTCTCAGATGGCCTGTAAAAAAGGAGAGAGAAGAGTGTTGATGTATAATGCTATCGTTGCCTGTCTCGCCCTTAATATTTATTTCGAGGCGCGTAACCAATCGTTCGAAGGTCAGGTTGCTGTATCGCAAGTTGTGTTTAATCGTGTGGCTGATCATCGCTACCCCAACGATGTATGCGATGTTGTCTATCAGGCTGAACGTAACAAACAGGGTAAAGTGATTCGCAATCGTTGTCAGTTCAGTTGGTATTGTGATGGTAAGTCTGATATTCCAAAGGATCGTGATGCGTTCCGATGGGCAAGTGTTGTCGCACGAACCATTCTTGATCTTGGTGACACGATGCCAGATTATGTTAACGGCGCTACCCATTACCACACGACCACTGTTAATCCTGATTGGAAAATTGCTAAAGAGCAAACCGCTATTATAGATGATCATGTTTTCTTTAGATGGCTTCCTGAGGTGAAGCTTTAATCTTCATGGTTGACAGGATTCTCAGGTCAGGGTAGATTCTCTGTAGCCGTGTAATGTTTGATGTCCATTCGGTGCACGGCTATTCATGGTGATAAAATATTCTCCCCTATAAATGGCGGCTCTTTCGGGGGCCGTCACTTTAGGAGAAACGAATGAGAAAAGAATTTGATTTCTATCCGACGCCGATGAGCATCGTAACAGAGATCGTAAAAAGATGGGCACCATCAGAGCAGAAAGTCTGGGAGCCTTGTGCAGGGGACGGAAGAGTTGCACAGTCATTAACAGACAGAGGGTGTGATGTTGTTTCGACAGACATCAGGAATCGTCAGGATTTTTTTCAGTACAGTGTGGCTCTTGCCCCTGTGGTTATTACCAACCCCCCGTTCAAACCTATACGGGATTTCATAGATCATTGCCTTTGCCATCGGAGTTAAAAAGATGGCTCTTGTCTGCCCAGAAAGATTATGGGCNTGNAAAAAAGGTCGCACCCAGTTTGAGCGACACCGACCGACCCGATGGGCAAACTTGGACTGGCGCGAAGACTATCTCCAAAAAGGTGGATCACCCGACAGAGCATTGGCAGTCGCAATGTGGGACATCCCCCATTCGCAAACCTGCTCCTATGAAATCTGGTGCAAGACTGATGAGGGATAAAGGAGAGGTGTGTGATTTCTGCGGTAGCTGGACACGACCTATCTTTGTTCATGGTCATTACCAGTGTGGCCGTTGTCACCGGGTAATAGCTGAATGTTGTTCAGGAGAGAACCAAAAAGAATGAAATATTTTGTAACAATATNTTTAGCCTTGGGTGTTCTTTCAGCCTGTGGTCGTGGGCATGATGGCGGGAACTACGCATGGATAGGGTGTCATGTTGTCACAAACAATCCTCATTGTTATCCTGCTTCTGACAAATGTGTTTTTGCATTTGGACCAGAAGGTGATAAGAAGGTAGGACAGAAAATTTATTTTAAACAATTAAAGCTGGGGCAGGACAGGTACGGAGAGATAGGACCAATATCAACGGCTCGTCCTTGCCGGGAAGATGAATGAAGTGTTTTTATTGTGACGCAAAAGTAATCATTGATACAACAGGGCCTTGTGATTCGAGTGCAGATTACAGGACAGAAGAAAGTATAAGTTGTCCAGACTGTGGAAGTATTTACCTTGTGTGGCGCGATAAAGAGGAGATAAGTAATGGCGGCGAAAAAATTAACCAAAAGACAGACTGACACGTTAAAGAAACATTCAGTTCATCATACCCCAAAGCATATGGCGTTTATGAGAAAGCAGATGGGACAGGGCGTTACATTTACCCAAGCTCATAAAGATGCAATGAAGAAGGTAGGTAAATGAGCGTTGCCAAAAAACGTGACCCGGCTAAGTGGGCTAGAGCTAAAGCAAGAGCAAAAGCCAAGATGGGTGGGAAACATTCAGCACGGGCAATGCAGTTAGCAACCAAGTATTACAAAGATGCAGGGGGAAAGTATTCTGGAAAAAAGAAAAAAACCAACAAGCTCTCCAAGTGGACCAAGCAAAAATGGAAAACAAAATCAGGAAAGCCTTCCTCAAAGACCGGGGAAAGATACCTCCCAGAGAAAGCGATTAAGTCTCTTTCCGCGAAAGAGTACGCCGCCACAACCCGTGCCAAAAAAGCCGGAACCAAAAAAGGAAAGCAGTTCGTAAAGCAACCTAAGAAGATAGCGAAGAAGACAGCGAGGTTTAGAAAGTAATGACAGTTGAAAGAAGTGGCGTTAAGTTCGCAGGGTACAACAAACCCAAGAGAACTCCCAACCATCCGAAGAAGTCCCACGCAGTTCTTGCTAAAGACGGAACAAGAATAAAATTGATTCGCTTTGGTGAGAAAGGAGCTTCGACTGCGGGCAAACCCAAGGCAGGGGAAAGCCAAAGGATGAAGAATAAAAGAAAGTCTTTCAAGGCGCGTCATGGCAAGAACATAGCTAAGGGTAAGATGTCTGCGGCTTACTGGGCTGATAAGGTTAAGTGGTAATGAACCTACAGGCTATACAGTCTCAAATTAATTCTCTTCCCGTCCATGAGCAGAAAAGTATTCTGGATCTTGTAAGGCAACTGGAAAACGCAGAGGCAAGAGAGGGAAGCCATGATGACTACCTCACCTTTGTCAAAACAGTATGGCCCGCTTTCATTCAAGGTAAACATCACAAGACAATGGCTGATGCGTTTGAACGTGTGGCATCAGGAAAACTCAAGCGTTTAATTATCAACATGCCTCCCCGTCACACTAAGTCAGAGTTCGCATCCTATCTTTTACCTGCATGGTTCTTGGGGAAGTATCCTGAAAAGAAAGTTATCCAGACAGCACACACCGCAGAACTTGCTGTAGGATTTGGACGAAAGGTAAGAAACCTTTTTAGTGACCCCGGATTTAAAAGCATCTTCCCGAAAACCAGTTTGCAATCAGATAGTAAAGCGGCAGGACGCTGGAGCACCAACAAGGGCGGTGAGTATTTTGCTATTGGTGTTGGTGGTGCGGTAACAGGTAAAGGTGCTGACCTCCTGATTATTGATGATCCACATTCAGAGCAGGAAGCGGCTCAGGGTCAGTACAACCCTGAAGTGTTTGATAAAGTTTACGAATGGTATACCTCAGGTCCTCGTCAGCGTTTACAGCCGGGGGGATCAATTATTGTTGTGATGACGCGATGGTCTAAAAGAGATCTAACGGGAAAGATTATTGACAGTTCAGTTAAGAGGACAGGATCTGATGAGTGGGAAGTTATAGAGCTTCCAGCTATTCTTCCCTCAGGCGTTTCTCTCTGGCCGGAGTATTGGGCGCTGGAAGAACTGGAAGCCCTGAAGTCAGAACTTCCTTTATCCAAGTGGTCAGCCCAATATCAACAGGACCCGTCCTCAGAAGAAGGTGCTTTGATAAAACGTGAGTGGTGGAGGAAGTGGCCGAGTAACAGACCTCCTGCCTGTGAGTTTGTTATACAGTCATGGGACACGGCGTTTCTTAAAACAGAACGCTCCGACTATTCCGCGTGTACAACGTGGGGTGTTTTCCTGAATGAGGAAAAGGATGCGATGCACATCATCCTCCTTGATGCTTACAAGGAACGTCTTGAGTTCCCTGAATTAAAAAAGACAGCCTATGAGATGTACATGGAAAGTGAGCCGGATGCGTTTATTGTTGAGGGCAAAGCATCGGGTATGCCTTTGGTGTTTGAGTTAAGAAAGATGGGGATACCTGTGTCGGAGTTTACTCCATCAAAAGGAAATGATAAGATAGCCCGTGTCAATGCAGTTGCAGATATGTTTGCATCTGGTATGGTGTGGGCACCAGAGACACGTTGGTCTGAAGAAGTTATAGAAGAATTTGCGGCGTTCCCTGCTGGGGATCACGATGATTTAGTGGACAGTTCTACTCAAGCTCTGTTAAGGTTTCGGCAGGGAGGGTTTATTAGAAACCCAAGTGATGAAGATGATGATGACTGGATAGCTCCACGACACACTGAATTTTATTGACAGGAAGTTTCATGGCGATAGACAAAGCATTACCTCAAAACGAATCGGAAGCAATCGAAGAGACAGAGTCTGTTGAGGTTGCTATTGTTAACCCAGAAGCCGTAGCTATTACGACAGATGATGGCGGTATGGTTATTGACTTTGATCCAGATCAGGATAGGGAAGAAGACTCGTTCGATAGCAACCTAGCTGATTATCTTTCTGAAGCTCAACTTGGATCTGTTCAGTCAGAACTCATGGGAGCTTTTGATGCAGACTTTCAGTCCCGGTCCGAGTGGTCGGAGACATATGTCAAAGGTCTCGACCTTCTAGGATTAAAGATTGAAGACAGAACAACACCGTGGCCCGGAGCCTGTGGTGTGTTTCATCCTGTGCTTGCCGAGGCTGTGGTTAGGTTTCAAGCTCAGTCGATTATGGAAACCTTTCCAGCTAAGGGACCTGTAAAGACCCAGATCGTTGGTCAGATAAACGACGAGAAAGAACAACAGGCGATTCGCGTTCAAGATGAAATGAACTACCAGTTAACAGAAGGGATGCCGGATTATCGAAGTGAGCACGAGAACATGTTGTTTGCCCTTCCTCTTGCAGGAAGCGCGTTTAAAAAAGTTTACTACGATGTGGATATGGGAAGACCCTGCGCTGTGTTCGTCCCTGCTGAAGATCTTGTTGTTTCTTATGGCGCATCGGATCTATTAACATGCAGTCGTTATACGCATGTAATGAAGAAGAGCAAGAATGAAGTACGTAAGTTACAGATCGCTGGATTTTACAGGGACATAGATCTTCCTAACCCAACTCCAGATTACACAAAGATCCAAGAGCAGTATAACAGTTTACAGGGAGAACGCCCTGCCTACGAGTATGATGACCGTTATACCCTTCTGGAGTGTCACGTTGATTTAGATCTTGATGGCTATGAAGATGAAAGAGACGGAGAGCAGACAGGCATAGCTCTTCCTTATGTTGTGACCATTGACAAGATGTCAGGAACAATACTTTCTATTTACAGAAACTGGATCGAAGATGACCCAAGCAGAACCAAGATGCTTCACTTCGTTCACTATAAGTATCTGCCATCATTAGGTTTTTATGGATACGGATTGATCCACACTATTGGTGGTTTGACTAAATCTGCTACGTCTATTGTTCGTCAACTGGTCGATGCGGGTACGCTGTCTAACTTACCAGCGGGATTGAAGTCACGAGGTCTTCGGATCAAAAGGTGATGACACACCTATCATGCCGGGAGAGTTTAGAGATGTAGACGTCCCAAGCGGAGCTATCAAAGATAACATTACGTTCATGCCCTACAAAGAACCCAGCACGGTACTGTACCAGTTGTTGGGGAACACGGTAGACGAAGCAAGACGATTCGCTTCATTAGCTGATATGAAGATTGGAGACATGAACAACGAAGCTCCTGTGGGAACGACGTTGGCTATCATTGAACGCGGCATGAAAGTTATGTCTGCGGTACAGGCGCGTCTCCATGCGTCGATGAGGAAAGAGTTTAAAATACTTTCAACTTTGATTCGTGACTACATGCCGGAAGATTATNCTTATGANGTCGGNGGTGTCCGAGCAGAAGACTTTGATGATCGTGTTGATGTAATCCCGGTCTCTGATCCTAATGCAACCACAATGGCCCAGAGGGTGATGCAGTATCAGGCGGCTATTCAGTTAGCGGCACAAGCCCCACAGATGTACGATATGCCTGAGTTGCACAGACAGATGCTGGAAACAATGGGGCTTCAGGATGTAGATCGTATCCTGCCAGATAAAGATAACATTAAACCTACTGATCCTGTATCAGAGAACGAGAACTTAATTAACGAGAAACCAGTTAAGGCTTTCTCCTATCAGGATCATCTTGCTCACATTACAGTTCATATGTCAGCAATGGAAGACCCACGTATTCAACAGCTTGTATCTCAATCTCCTAAGGCCGGGGCTATACAGTCAGCCGCCGAATCGCATATACGCGAACACCTTGCGTTCTTGTACAGGGACGAGATTGAAAAACAAATGGGTGCGCCATTACCTCCTGAAGGAGAGCCATTGCCTATTGATGTTGAGAAGCAACTATCTAGTCTTCTGGCTGAAGCGGCACAGAAACTTCTACAGAAAGACAAACAGGAAGTAGCACAAGAGCAAGCGGCTCAAGCGGCGCAAGATCCAGTTCTCCAGCAACAGCAACAAGAGCTTCAGATACGTGCATCAGAAGTTCAACGTAAAGCCGCCGCTGATCAACTCAAAGCGCAAACTGAAATTCAGAAAGCAGAAATGGTTGACGAGAGAGAGCGAGAACGTATAGACTCTCAGGAAAGAATAACGGGAGCACAAATCGGCGCAAGGATTACTGAGGAGCTAATCGAAGCAGAAGTTAAAAGTGCAGAGCTTACTGAGAAACAAAAGATGGAAGGCGCTAGATTGGGTGTCGAGATTTCCAAACAACTTTTGGAAAATGAAAGAAAGGAAGAGTAATGGCAAAAGAACCTAAAGCTAAAAAAACGGTTGCCAAGAAAAAAGCTCCGGCAAAGAAAGCCCCGGTAAAAGAAGTAATGCCTACGGTCACAGAGGACGGAGAAATTATGACAGCGGCTCAAGCTAAATCAGCTTGGGCTAAAAGGAAAAAAGATTAATGGAAGGCCACGACTTAGCGGCACTTCTACAAAAGAGATTGCGTGATTTAATGAACGACTTAGCTGATACAGTTTCATTAGGAGGCGCACAAGACTTTTCCGAATACCAACGTCTTGTAGGAAAGATAGAGGGTTTAGGAATAGCAGAACGTGAACTTCTCGACATCGCCAAGATAGAAGAAGAGAAAGAGTAGCGCAGAGGGAACCATCGTCCCTGTTAAGTACGATGAGCAGAAAGGAAGCAACATGGCTACGCAAGTCATTGATTTAGAAGAAGAAAAGAAAACAAAGGCAACAACACAACTCCCTGAACCATCAGGTTATAAACTCCTGATTACAATCCCAGAGATAGAAGCAAAGACACGAGGCGGTATTCTAAAACCCGATAAGCTTATAGACGAAGAAAGAGTCTCAAGCGTTGTGGGCTTTGTAACAAAAGTAGGTCCGGATGCTTATCAGAATAAAGAAAGGTTTCCGTCAGGTCCTTGGTGTAAGGAAGGAGACTTTGTCTTGTTCCGTGCGTTTCAAGGAACTCGTATTAAAATACATGGTCAAGAGTTTCGTCTTATAAACGATGATACTGTTGAGGCTGTTGTTGATGATCCAAGGGGGTATGAAAGAGCATGATAAACGAACCCAAAGAAGTTGTAGAAGAAGCTGAGATTACTGAAGAGGATTTCGGCGACATCGAAGTAGAAGTGGTGGACGACACCCCACCAGAAGATAGAGTAGCCAAGAGAGACGAGAAAGCATCGCCTGAAGAAGATGTAGAGGACGATGATGATGAGATAGGTCAATACTCTGACAGGGTGCAAAAACGAATCAAAAAACTGAAGTACGAGTTTCACGAGCAACGTAGGGCTAAAGAAACGGCCCAGCGTCAGAGTGATGAAGCAGTAGCTCATACTCAAAGAACAATCGCTGAAAATAAAAAACTTAAAGAGTTGTTGCAAAAAGGTAATGAAGCTTTGTTTACGGCGACTCAATCTAAGTCTGATACAGAACTTAGTTCTGCTGAAAGAGACTTTAAAGAAGCTTACGATGCTGGAGATACAGATCGTATTGTTGAAGCACAACGTAGAGTGAACGAAGCTCTATACGAAAAAAGGAGCGTAGAAGATTTACGACCTTTACCTCAGGAGACTGTCGCCCAACAACAGCAACCTGCTCAAAATGGCGCAACAAACACAGCAGTCTCTTGATCCAAGATCCATCCAATGGTTACGAGACAATCCTTGGTTTGGACCCAACGGTGATGATGAAATGACCTCTTTCGCCTATGGTGTCGATGCTAAAATTAGAAAGCAGGGTATTGACCCGGCTACTAATCCTGACGCATACTACGGCGCAATAGACGAAAGGATGAGGTCTGTTTTTCCTGATCACTTCGGCGGCGAAGAAACTGTAGAGACAACGGTGGAAACATCGGCGCGTACAGAAGCTCCTCGCAAATCCGTGGTTGCTCCCGCTACAAGAGGTGGAAAGCCCCCACGCAAAGTACAGCTAAATAGTACCCAGTTTAGACATCGCCAATAAACTGGGTGTGACACCTGAGCAATATGCAGTAGAAGTGGCAAAAGGAGAAATGGCGCATGGAAGAATCGTAAATTAAGAGATCACGATACTCGTGAANTTGAATCAAACACATCACGCAATGATACCCCTTGGGTACCGCCTTCTATACTTCCAGATCCAGACCCGCAGGATGGTTGGACGTTTAGATGGATTCGCAGTTCGATGATGGGTCAAGCTGATAACACCAATGTATCAAAAAAGTTTCGAGGAGGTTGGGTCCCTTGCAGGGCAGAAGACCACCCAGAGTTGTGCATCCTTTCGGATGTAGGGTCTCGGTTCGGAACGGACGGGAACATTGAGGTCGGTGGACTTTTGTTGTGCAAGATGCCAGCAGAAAAAAACCAGCAGAGAGCGGCTTATTATCAAAAAGTAGCTGAAGAACAAATGGCGGCAGTAGACTCAAACTTTATGCGGGAGAACGATCCTCGTATGCCTCTTCTTGAATCGGAGAGAAAGACGAGGGTAGACTTTGGCAGAGGAGGGCGTTAGCTCTTCTCATAACATAAGGAGATTGAATCATGGCTGGTTCAACTGAAGCACCTTATGGGATGGTTCAAGTAGGAATACTTGGTCAAGGGTATAACACTGGTGGACAGACACAGTATCCACTAGGGTCGAATAACACTAATGCGATTTTTGCAGGGCAACCTGTTCATTTTGGTGCTGGTGTTACAACCGCTATTGCGGCTACCCCTACGACTACGTTTTCTGGTACTAACACCCCTATAGGTATAGCTTGTGGCTTTCGTTACGTTGACGGGACTACAGGTGCACTTACTTTCAGCAACCATTTGGTAGCAAGTGCAATGACCGCGGCAGGTCACTCAGACGTGCAAGTGTTCGTTTGGGACAATCCTCGCGCTGTGTTTAAGGTTCAAGCAGATGCGGCAATGGCTTCGACAGATCAGGGTAAGAACTCTGCGTTGACGAATATCACTGCTGTAAATACTTTGGACCTAAGTAAACAGAGTAAAATGACGGTAGACGCTGATGCGGCTACTACAGCAACCTTGGCAGTTCGTGTAGTTGGTTTATTTGATTCTCCAAATAACAACTGGACTGATGCTTTTCCAGACGTTCTAGTTACATGGAACCCCGGTGTGCATCAGTACGACATGTCAACATTAGCATAGGAGGCTAAGTAGATGGCTATTTCAAGAGCACAAATGCTGAAGGAGCTTCTTCCCGGCCTTAATGCGTTGTTCGGTTTAA